CCCCAAAGAACGAACTAGGATTGATTTGCAGAGGTTCTTATGAGCAATACTATCATTGACCATTGACAAAGCGTCTCCATTCAATAGCATTGCGTATTTTCCAATGTCTATTATTTAATTCTTTGACTATTTCTTCTAATAAAGAAATCTTTTCTCTTTGATAAAGACACTTTTGTCTTGCTTTTATAATATTAGGATCAGCATTAAGATACAAAGGAATATCTTGTCTTAATATTTTAAGAGTAAATGGTTCTAATTTTCTAACGAGTAGTTCTTCTCTAGACATCTTTCCTGTATAATACTCCCACCATATTCTTTCAAATATTGATAATTCGCTTTCATATTGAGAAAGAACTAATCGTTCATCTGTTAGAAAATTAAGATACTTGCTGTGTAGTTGAGGAATCTTTAGGGATTCCGTATCTAATGCAGTTTGATCAACTAAAGTATCTCTTTCTAATTCTTTTCTAATATCATCAAGGGTCATTATAATTTCTCCGTGACACAACTATACACGAGATTCTATAAAAGTCAAGGGATGTATTGAATTTTCTAAAATAAAATATTATAAAATTTCAATATCATATGTTCTATAAGAAAATGAACAGGTTGCTTGCAGGGGTTCTGGATCCATTCCTGTTGAAGTAAAATCTAAAGCAGATAAAGTTATAGGATAGAGTGAATTGAATGTAACATTTATTTTAGGATTTTTTGAACTATTCAAAATGAGAAGATTTGCTGTTGCATATTGTTCGTTGTCGGGACGATATTCGTCAAACGAATCTACATTTGTTGTAGAACGCATCCATTTATATATTTCCATCCAATTATTAATTCCTTCATCTACCACAAAAGTTATTGTTAATTCATCAAATGTGAGTTTGGATGGACTTTGTATAGTAGAAAATCTTGTAGGAAATTGAACTTGGGAAAGAGTTAAACTAGGCAATGATGCAGTCTGACAAAAGTAATTAACACCAGGCAGTCTAGAAATACTAAACTGATAATATGTTGGTAGTAATGGATTAATTCTCTCAGGATATTTTGCTAAAATATCCATTGAAATTCCTGCAAAAGTAAAAGGATTTGCCATACTCTATGTATGAAAGAAAAAAGGGGAGGGATTTAAGTCCCTCCCCAATTCTTTATTACTTGAAACCTAATATTACGATGCAACACCGTGCAGATTATCAACACGGAAGATGCGATAATACTGATTTTCACGATGACCAATCGTATTACTGACCGCAGCAAGTCCTTTGGCAAATGGATTCGGAGCCATTCCGTATCGTGTCTTAAATGCCATTTTTGGTTGGAAGGTAGTAGTATCAACTGCGCGCATCATCTGCAACGGAACATATGGGCAATAGAAGATTCCTGCGTCATACGCACTAGATCCCTTGTATCCCACACAGCAGTAATTAAGAGCAGTTGTTGCATATGGATCAACAAAGACCTTAATCTTGCCGTTAAGAGTTCCAACAAAAGTGTTGCCCGTATCGTCAACATTCATTGAAACATTTAGAGCAGGAGACAAGTTCAAGAATCCACCCATTGCCAACGCAGATGCAACATCTGCGGAAACAATGATGAAATTTCCCTTACCTCGGCGAGTTGCCTTGGCAATAGCATTACATTCTCTTTCAATTTGGAACATAAGACCACGGAACTTTTCAGCACTCCATCGTCCGTCTGCGTCTTGTGTAAGATCGTAGACTCCACCAACAAGTTGCGATGCTCCCGATTGACAAAGACCACTTGCCGTTGATCCAGCACCCTTGTAAAACAAATCACTTTGCTGACAACCCAAAACTGCTGTATTATACACAGTCTTGACAACTTCACGATTAATTTCAGCAAGAATTTCTGTGCTGAGAATATTCGAAAGTTCAGTTTCTGCATCTAATCCGTGAACTGCCTTGAGATCCTGTGCCAATTCAATGGAATAGGATGCAGCGAGTGCACGAGTCTTTGCTTCAACAGCAACTCGATCAATCGAGAATGCCATTTCATTTGGTGCAATATTTTCACCGGCAGAAGTAGACATACCATTTCCTAATGTTACACCTGTATTAGAAGTTAGTTGCGTTTCGAAAGGATCTGTTCCTGCAGCAGGACCAACAGAACCACAAAGACCACTCCATCCACTCTGAACTTCATTAAAGAAGTTTTCTGTTCCAGTCTGTCCACCGTATCGTGAATGCATTGCAAAGATGAGACCTGTTGGTGCACTCATTGCTTGAACTCCACAAATGTCATACGCCATCAGATTTGGCATTGCTCTGCGAACAAGTTGAATGAGAATAGGATCATATCCAGCGATATTTCCTGCTGACGCAGCCAATGAAGTGTTTGCACCCATGACATTGAGAGGATTTGCTTCTGCAAGATACTGTTGTCGGCATGCAACTTCTTGGTTTTCCAAGAGAGTTGCAGTTGTTGCTCGACGATGTGCATCAGCAATTGCTGGCATATCTGAGTGATCCAAGACAGGCTTCCATTTTCGAATAGCAGCCTCATTTAACATTTGATCGGACATTTGTGATACTCCTTATTGTTAGTCAGATTTTTCTGACGGGTTGATTAAAGACTAGATTTCGTCATAGAACGCATATATGCTTCCATGAGCGGCGATGCTGATGTTTCAGATGATTCTTCAAAGGATTCTTCAATACCTTCTTCAGTTTCTTCTGATACATTTTCTGTGGATCCAATAGATCCGATATTTTCTTTGAGAACACTAAGTTTTTCTGCAAATTGTTCTACAGTTTCGAATTCAATGCTTTCGGAAAGTCTACGAAGTTTTTCGCTGTCGGTATCAATCATTCCTTCTGTGACTTCTCGGAAAAGAATTTCGCAACGAAGTTGATCGTTTTCTTCAGCAAGTTCCATATTCTTTTCTACTTGACTTCCAAGTTCGGTTTCAAGAGAATCGCATTGTTCCACAGCAGAATCAAAAAGATCTACTTTATCTTCTGGAACTTCGATATATGATTCGGTAAACAGATCCTTTAGATTAGAAATAAATTTCTCTGTGACTTCTGTTCGCAGACCATTCTCAACGGCAAGACGATTTTCTTGCATCCATTCTTCAACAACGTAATTAAGATACTCGTCAATTCTTTCAACAAGTTCTTCTGTCACTGCTGTTGTATGTTCTTCAAGAAGAGTTTCATATCCCGTTTGAAGTTCTTCTTCAATTTGATGAACTCTTTCTGCAACGTGTGCTTCGAAAAGAAGAGCTGTCTGTGCTTTGAATTCTTCTGAAAGTTCTTGTCCTTCAAACAAAGATTCAACTCCAACAAGTTCTGTGCCTTCTTTCTTTAGAGAAGCAACATATTTTTGATGTTCTGCATCAACTTCACTTGCAAGTTTTGGAGCAGGTTTCTTCTTAACAAGAGGTTTCTTTGCTCCACTCATTCGACTTCCAGCGGTAAGAGCACCAGCAGTAGCAGCGAGGGACTCGTCTACTTCTACTTCTTCTGTAGTTGCCTTGGCAGCACTTGCTTTTGGAGTAATTGTTGCTTTGTTCTTTGCACTAGAATCTCCGGTTGGTCTAGCAAACTTTGCTCCTTTTTTATTCACATCAAAAGTTCCTTTGCCATTTACATCATGAACATCTTCTTCTGCAAGTTCCGCTGCTTCTCGCATTGCTTTCTTCTTCTTTAGAAAATTAGATAATTTATTAGAAGATTCTTCTTCCTCATCTTCGTCTTCATCTTCGTCTTCATCTTCATCATCATCAGAACACTTAGCCTCTTCAATATTTTCTTCATCCGAAGTATCATCATCGGTGTCGTCAGAGGTATCATCATCCTCCACTACTTCATCCTCATCAGGACCAGCAGCGAATGATTCTCCTAAAACAACCTTCTTGATAATATCTTCAATTTTTTCTCGTGACATGACGGTGAATCTCCTTTGGAATATATGTAGACAATTTAAAGTTTTGCGATAAAGTCTGTGAATAAACGAACGGCCTGTTCTTCTAGATTCCTAGAAGAAGTTTTTTCAATTATTTTTTTATAGTTTTCGATTTGAACAGGTTTAATGATGCCGTTGTCCCAAATCCATTCTTTTCCTTCCATAATGCCGTTAACAAAGGCATTTGGAGCAGAAGGATCGGCAACCACATCTACGGAAGCAAGCATAAAGTCTTCTTGAACTACATTCACTCCGTCTTGTTCTTTAAGAGAACCCATACCTCGACTAGAAACACCAAGTTTTGCTCCTTCGTCCATAAGATTCTTTACTATCTTGCCGTATGGAGTATCTAAAATCTTGGCACGACCATACACATCATTTCCTTCTAATCTCAAGTCTTTAATGATATGCGAAACTCTTTCTAGATTAACAGTTGGTCCTTCAGGATGACCTAGTTCTCCCATTGCTCTATTTTGTTCCACATACTCTTTATTATAACGACCAACTTCTTTGCTCATTACTGAACCAGGATACATTCTTCCATTGCGGTTCTTGGTTTCGCTTTGCATGAAAACACCTTCAATGAAATAATTCTTCTTACCATCTTTATCTTCGGTAAGAAGTCTGACTCCTAAAGTTGTTTCAGTAATTAACTTCATAATTAGTCAATTCTTCCTACTCGTTTTCCTGTTTTCTTTGTATAAGCAGCACGATAAGCATCAGTCTTTGCATCTTTTTCTATTTCTGATGGTGATCTGGATGCTTTCTCTTTTGCCTTACGAGCATAAAAGTTATCGACATGCGCTTTGCGTGATTTAGCATCCGTGAAGTATCCGCCTTTAGATTCTTCAATTTCTTCTGTTTCTTCTGTTTTTTCTTCAGCATTATTAAAAACACCATTTGCTACTTCTAATCGTGCTTCATCTAATGCAAGTGCGCTCTTTGCGTAAAGAGACTTGAAAACAAGTTCCTTTGCTTCAGAAAAGTTCTTTAATGCTAGTGCTTGGATAATTTTTTTATTCATTGAAACTCCTATTGTGGTATGTGCTATTTATTTAGTAATTTTTGTGTCTTCGTGTCTATTTATATCTGTATTTATAGAAGATTGAAGTAAAGAATTTGATATATTTTCGTGTTCTGCTTCAAGTTTATCCTCTACTTTGCTCATTAATGTAAGAAAAATAGCATCTCTAAATTGTTTAAAATCTGTCAGATTTATCATTTCTCTGCTCCTGGTGGAGGAACAACTTCTCCAATTGTAATCTGTCTATCAGAAGTAGATTGAGGAGCAGCAGCAGGAGGTGATTCTTGTTCTTCATTTGAAGACCCATCTTCTCCACCAGTTCCTGGTTGTGCTTGTTGCTCTTGTCCTGCTGTACTAACTATAATTCCTTGTGCAATTTCTTTCTTTATTTGTGAGTCGATTTCATCAATATCTTCTTCAGTTTGACGCAGAATATTCTTACGAATCCATTCTCTTGAATAATACTTTCCAACAAAATCTTCTGCATCTCGAGCACCCAATAGACGATCCTTTAAAACTTCGGATTCTTTTATTTCAATAAAATGTGAGTCTTTTTTGAATTGAAATATTATATCTCCTTCAATCTTACTCCACTCATCTTCTCGTATAATTCCTTTTAATACCAATTGAACTCGCAATAATTCTAAAAATAACTCACTAAACTTCATACGCAAGCGTTCAATAAATTTGAAGAATTTAACTTCGTCTCTTGAGATTTCACTTGAACGACCCATATTAAATCCTGATGCTTCTTCTAATCTTGAAACAGGAACATTTAGACTTTGATATAATTTCTTTTGGAAATATTTTACATCATCCATTTCTC